TTATTCTTTTAGTAATCCTACAGGTTTCCAGCCCTTAGATACAAATCTAAGCAGGGCGTGTCGGATTGCATCTAGAGCGTGACCTGCACCACCGCGGTGCCAGTAGTCTAGTTTCTTTATTTTCTCGTTGGTGAACATGCCCATTGCATTAGCAGGGGTCTGAAAGTAAATGTCATCCATGCTTCTACCGTTATCGAAGAGGCACTGCTTAACAATGCCGATAACCTCTAGAGAGTACGGAGCCTGAGAATTCCTTACAGTTTGAGCATTGATAATGAATCGCTCGCATACGACGTCCAAGTTAGGTTTGATAACTGGATTCCATAGCACTTCTCGAATGGCTGCAGCCACTTCGTGCTGCTCTAGCTCTTTTGACCACTCTTTTACTGGCTCTTGACCAACATCACGGCTAAATAGCGCCATGCCAGTCATCTTGCCAGGGTCAACTGCTAATACGTAATCGGTCATAGGTATTTTGCTCCCCAGTTCTCTAGTGGGCCGTCAGCGTCAGCTGTAAGTGGTACAGCCCAGCCTTCAGTAGTGGTCATACATTTACGAACAAGCTCTTTAACTTCTTCGGCATCTTCACGCGGTGCATTAAGCACAATTTCATCGTGTACAGGAACAATTAACAGGTCAGTTAAATCAGCCTGGTCAAGCTTTACAAGGTTCGATTTAAAGATTTCAGCTGCACCACCCTGAATTAGGTAGTTCACAAGAGTGTAGACGCGGTCTTCGTCACAAGGTAAGCGACGTCCAGTCCAAGTGTTTACATACCCCTGGCCCTCGGTCTCTAGTCTCATTAGGCCCTTCTGCTCTACAGCTTTCTGGAACAGCTGCATACCAGGGTAGTTACGGTCAAAAGCATCAGACACTGCACGCATCTGCTCTTCTGGTACGCCAGCAGTTAAAGCCTGCTTCGAAACACCAGCACCATATAGACGCCCATAAACTACACCCTTAATTAGGTTGCGTCGCTTATCAGACTTGACCATAGTAGGGTCCTGATAGACCTCTCGGCCAATCTCAGTGAACGGGTCAGAGCCAGTAGCATCCGCACGTAAGAACAGCTGAATAAGGTTTGGGTCCTGCGACAGCGAGGCAAACATGCGGAACTCAACCTGGTCAAGGTCAGAGGTGATAATTACGTGGTCATCGTCCTTAGGGAGGAACGCACGGCGAACAGTGTCATCACCCTTTGGCAGAGTCTGCAGTGCAGGGTTCTGGATAGACATACGTCCAGTACGAGCACCCATGGTGTTGATCGATGGGTGCACGAATCCATTGGTGTTGTCATTGATGAAGTTGGCGAAGTAGGTGTTAGCAACTTTTAGCGCCTGACGATACTTAAGAGTGGTGTCCGCTAGCTGCTTCACCTCGGGAGTACCGTCAATAGTGAGCTTTTTGAGCTGGTCTTTTGATGCGGACTTCTGCCCAGAAGGCGTCAAGTCCATAATCTCAGCGCCTAAACTCTCAAAAGTTCTAACCAACTGTGGATTACTTCCAATGCTTAATCCATAGTTCTGCTTGGCCCAGGTGGAGACCTGCTCCGTATAAGAAATAAGCTCGTCGTACTTCTTCTGCGAATAGTCGAGGTCTAGACGAGCACCGTTAAGCTCCATCTGAGTGGTAATACGTCTGGTGTTCATCTCAAGCTCGTATGCCTGAGAGTATGGGCGACCAGGTGCAGTCTTCTCCCAGAACTTCTCAAAGAGCCTCATTGTAAGTACGGTGTCGAGTGCGCCATAGGACCAGTAAGGCTGGTAGTTGATTGGTACGGTCCCCCAGGTCCAACCATTATCAGACAGCCCATAATCGAGAATCGACTGAAGAGCTGCAGCTGTAGGGTCAACATACTGCTCAGTAAGTTTCTTAAGTGCACCAGTGCCAAGCGGGTCAATCAACTTGGCCATAAGCATAGTGTCATGGGCACGGTGCCAAGGCATTTTCCAGTCGGACTGGATATCAAACCACTTAGCCTCAAAGGCGATGTTGTGGCAGACAATTGGACCATCAAAACGGTTCATGGCATCGTAATAGACGCCCTTCCAGTCATCCCAAGGAATAGACCAGCCAGTCATGCCATCGCCAACCTGGACTAGACGCAAACGTCCGTGCCAAGGAGACAGGGCATCCTTACGAGGTCTACCTGGAAGCTCTCCAGTTTCAGTGTCGATAGCAATCGCGTTTAGCGGGCGACGTTCACCGAGCCAGCTAATAAATTCACTGGCTTTCTCAACCGAGTCAACAAGGTTGAGTTGAACCCCTTCGAGTCCTATTGTCATTTTTGTCTTTTCTTGTAGCTAGATTATGGAACTATTTCAGTATTGTATATCTTCGCTATCTTAGTGTCAAGTCGAGATGCTTCTTGCATCAAACGTTTTGCCACGCCAGTTAGGTACCTAGCTCCATTATCATCATATTTATACAATGCTTCAAGCACCGCATCAGGTTTGTCGCTAATCTGAGCCCAGTATCGGTATTTCTCTGGGAAGATTAAATCTAAGCTATCATCTGGCTGACACTGTTCGCAAGGGAGTGACCTAGCTTCGAGATGGTCAGCTGGCTTCTCCTGCAGGTTGTACCTACCAACCAAAGCGCATGCAGCACCGTGAAAAATAATCGAAACACCGACTCTAGATAGAATGTATGACCCAGAGTCAGTTCGATACAGCTCGAACTCTATCCAACGCGTAGATTCTCCGCGCTGCGAGCTCGACTTAGCCAACAGTTCCCCGTTGAATTGTAGCGTTCTCGCTCCGTCTTTAACTTCAAACATTAGGTTGACTATCTTTCGTCATGTCAGCTTTAGCGCGCTCCAGTTTGAGTAGTGCCTCTAGTTCGGCATTCTGAAGTACGGCATTTGCCAACTTTTCTTGTAGAACCATGATCAAAGTTTTTAGCGTGTCTATGTCTGTCATTATTCTCCTACTTAGATTCTAGTGCAGAAAGTCTCTCTTGTAGTTCTTGAATCTGCTGAGCCTGATGGCGAACTACAGCTTGTATAGCTACGGCGTACCGCTCGTAGTGAATACCCTCGGGTTGTTCTCCCGTGGCTCCATAATCCACAAATAGGTTTAGGCCTGCATCATGTAGATCTTCTGCAATCATACCGATTTCTAGTGGAGCCTCGTCGCCTACCCGTTCAACTTCTTTAATATACCGAAATACTTTAGGCTCTATAGACAACACAGCCTGTATGTCAATATCCGCGGAAGTTATATCCTGCTTTTTTCTCCTAGAAGATGAAGCCCATCCGAATTGCCCAGCACTGGATATCCACATTGCATGCCTAGTAGTGGTGATGTCATTGCTGTAGGCCCACAGGCTGTGAATCGGACCGCTTTGATTTAAGTACAGTGTTCCATACGAGCCATTGTTCACGGCTATAATTTCGTTATTGTCAATTCTTAGATTGATACCAGTACTCGAGCCAATTTGAAAAGCGTGACCGCTGGAAGAGTTGGACGAGTCTGCTCCAGTAGCTATTCTTACAGTGGAATCAAAAATAGCAGCACTTTGTATAGTAACACCCTGAGATGCCTGCATGGCTATGGCTGTGTTACCAGACTGGCCTACCGTTATAGATGCACCACCCGCATTGAGGTCGATGCCGCCATTGTACAGGTCAATACTAGTTGCCCCGCCGCCAACATACCCGCCATTGCTGATAGTTACAGTAGATGCGGACCCATCATCGCCAGCTCCAATGTATCCTGACTGATTACCATCGTTGTCGAAGAACTTGAATGATGAGCCAGAAGCCTCAACATGTCTAAGTCCAGACGTGATTAGAGTTCCACCAGAAATAGTGACACCAGAAATAGTCTCGCCATATAATCTAGAGCCGCTCAGTGTTCCAGTGGTAATAGAGGTTGCACTCAGGTTCTGTACAGTAATGTTCGCAGCATTTAAAGTTCCAGTAGTAATAGCACTAGCACTTAAATTAGTTACAGTAATGTTCCCTGCATTTAAGGTGCCAGTAGTGATTGCATTGGCACTTAAATTGGTTACAGATACGGCAGCAGCATTAATAGTGCCAGTAGTGATGCTATTTCCGCTGATAACAGTAGACGCACCGATTGTAGTTACACCATTAGATACATCTATCTTGAAGGTCTCTTGATTAGAAGTGTTAACAGCCCTAAAGTAGCTCGAGTTGAACTCGATCATAGCGTTCGGCAGGGTAGTGCTGCTAGCCCTAATAGTCTCGCCTTGAACAAGCAGAGCTTCCATGAATCCAGATTTGATTCGGTCAGCTTCGATGCTGGCAGCCGTAATATCTACGTTAGAGACTTTATTGACGTTAGTTGTTGCTGCAGTGGAGCCAGCCGTCTTATTCGCATTAACATCTACTGCAACAAACTTTACATACCAACTGGACCCGTACGTCAGGTCTACTATGTGGAAATAGTTACCGCTACCAGCAGGCATAGTTCCTTTTAGTGTTGAACTACTAGGAGTAAATGCAGAGCTAGAAGAGGCAGCGTGGACTTCAATAGTTCTAATAGTCAGCGGCGGGTTCACGCCAGTATTGTCTAGGCCATTCCACTGAGCCGTAACTACACCATTTCTAGTAGAAAGGATAGGGGCTGAAGGAGGATTTAGTTCTAAAGCGTAGATACTCGTAGTGGTGCTGTATTCAGTACCTTCTGACCTATTGAGGGAGCTGTCAATAGCAAAAATCTTAAAGTATACGGTTACGTTTTGATTTAAGTTGCTCAATACGGTGGATGTACTAGCGCTCAGTACGCCAGTTTTCTCGGTCCACGGGCCAGAGAATCCTGTATAGTTTGCCCAGACCTCGTACCCAGCTAAATCAGTTAGGTCGGTGTCGTCAGAGTTTTTTGTAGGTGCCACCCAAGAAAGGGTTACCCTAGCCCTAGCAATACCGCCATCAATTGTGTAAGCAGAGCTAGTGCTAGAAATATCGGTTACGTTGGCGGGAGCCAAAGTGTCTTGAGTGCCCTCGGTAGCGGCAGATCTACTCAGGCTCCAGCGCAGTCCATTCCAATAGTAGGTGGTGCTAGGAGTAGTGCTGGTATCGATCCAGGTATCTCCTGCAGCAGTCTTTTTCTGAGTTACTGCATAAACGTAAACAGTAGAGCCAGGGGTCGTGCTAGCTATATCATCTACAATTTCTGCATCAAAAGCGTAGGTAATCGAGTCAGCGGTTACTCCAGTGATTCTGAAGATACCGTCCAGACCATCGAATGGGCTATCCAACTCAGAGGTGCTAATCACATCTCCAACAGCAAACCCATGGTTCGCGGTAAACACAACTGTAGCGTGGGTTGTAGTAGCTGAGTAGGACTCTACCTGGTATCTGCCAACTACGCTAACTGCTGCTGATTCAGGGATATCCTGACCAGTAGTGTAGACAATAGTAGAGGTGACACCAGAAGGAATTGAGTTCATCCATGACGGTCTGTCGTCGCCAGTAGGGGTTACTGCAGTGACAATAAAATCGCCACTAACGTCATACGGGGTGTTTATTCCAGAAACGGTAAGCGTGTTATCCGTATAGGCACCAGTGTCCGCCTGCAGATATAGCTCTACTCTGTCGGTCTCGCCAGTTACTCTCTTAGAGTAGTAGGCACCACCGACAACTTTAATCCAGTCAGAAGGCGCGTTGTCACTTACAACAGTGCCAATAGAGGTCTCTGTGGGTGTTAGAGAGGTGGCTTCAATGGCGGTTCCAGCACCAGTTTTAATCTGCTTCAGCTCAGCTGAGCGTAGGCGGGTGTCCATCTGGGTAAGGACATTTGATAAAGTTTTTCTTTTTCTACGAACCGAGCTCATTTAGTCTCACTCCTCCGATACTCTCGATAGTTCCATCTGAAATCAATTGAATGTTTACCTGCTCTGGCAGTGACGGTGCGTCAGGCACTTGAATGTCATACGCTTCAATTTTTCGAAGCAAGATGCTACCCGAGTTAGGCTCTAGTGGGCTAGCTAGTCGTAGACGCACGAACGAATCGTCCAAGATCACCGAACACCAGTCACCTGGTGCAAACGTCCCTACTTCTGGAATTGCAGATCCATTGATAGAAATGCTGAAGTAAGAAATAGGTGGTTTGGCCTCTTTTAAGAACTGTCTTGCGTGGATATATAAAGTCTCTTCTTCACTGACCTCATCGACTTTCTCAACTTGGTCAAGTAGAGGCCACCCATCTTTTAGGTAGTCAATTGCAGTTTCAGCTGCATAAGGCAGAGACGCATCAGAGTTACCAGTATCGTCTGCTCCCTGAACCCAGAACCTAGTTGCAGAGTCTTCAGCAGACTCTTCCATCGTCGCGTCCAGGATGTTACCTGGGTGCTCAAACACAAGTCGGTCAGCACCAAAGGCAGCAGGAGGAGCTGTAGTTCCAGCTGGCATAACACCTATACCGCCAGTGTAAACCCAGGCGACGCCATTCCACACGTAGGTTAGTCCAGTGCTTAATACTTTTCTAGCATCATTTACCGAGTTACCATCCTGAGGTAGCGAGTAATACCCATCTACAGATGACTTAACCGTTAGTAGGCCAGTTAGATATGTCTGAAGCGACTGAGGAACCAGCGGCAAGAATACAAAGGTTTTCTTGAATGATCTAGTTGTAGGGTCGTAAGAAGCATCAATTCGATACTCAAAGCCATTCTGAACGTTAGAGTAGCTGTCTAGGATTTCACCAACGTACTTAAGTTCAGCACCTCGGAACAAAGGATTGACTCTAGGATCCTGTGGGCTTAGCCCATCTGTGGAGTAATCAATATCTAGACCAGAGTTGGCAGAGAACTCTCCGTAAGTAGAGAACTTAACCGATGCCGCTACGGTAGCTGTTGGGTTAGTGTTCGCATTCTTTACAGAGCTAAATGCAATCTCGGTGGCATAAAACGTGTTGAATTGGAAGGTAGTAGAGCTCGGAACGCTAGTGATTACGTGAAGGCCGTCAATGCTGCCGTTTACATCACTAATAGTGACTAAGTCGTCCTTAGTAAAACCGTGCGACCCAGACGTGGTCAGAGTAACTGTTCCACTCTCGTTCCGCTGAGCGTACAGAACTGTTTTTGTGTTGGGTGTCAAAGAAGTGTTGCTGACGTTAGAACCAACATTTGCGTAACTAAAAGTATTAGCGGTTACAGCTGTAACAACATATCTTCCATTAAAAGATGCATCGATATCTAGGTCAGTGATAGTTACTCTCTGACCCACCACTAATCCATGCGCAGCATCGAGTGTCAAAGTGGCAACGTTGGAAGTTCTAGATGCAGAGATAATTGTCTGGAAGAACTCGGCTGCTGGCTCTATCTCGGAGTTAGGAAATTCTAGCTCAAAGAAGTCACCCTTAAGAGATTCTAAAAGATCTCTAGTGTACTGGTAGGTGTCTTGCCTAACCGCAACAGTAGAGTATGTGTCAACTCTCTCTGTGACGTTAGAGAGTGACGTATCATCTTTGCGCTTAAAGTAGAAGACCTCGTCGGTTGGAGCCGAAGGTGAGTTGACTACATAGTAGTACCCATCGTGCTTTCTGTTGGAGTCTAGTCCAAACACCAGATACACTGGCATACCTACAGTGAAGTCGAACGCAGCGTTTGTAAGGGTAGCTTTACCTATATATTCTCCGCCGCTTTGGATAATCTCGAGCTTTGCTTCGTACTCATTTGACCAGGTCCTCCACGCCACCCTGTGGTAAAGGTAACTGGTAAATTCGGATGCCTGAATGCTTAGAATCTTATCTTTGATGTTGTAATTTCTAGACCAGATAATTCCGCCCCATACGCAAACGCCGTCTCTGGTTACGTAGATAGCACGCTTGCCAGGAAGAGTTGTGTTGTAGAGATCCAGGTTATATGTAGCGTCAATTACAGGAATGTCACCCTGAAAAGACCCAGCTTCTCGTAGCGATCTGCCGAAGCTCACTCCGCGTAGTGGGAGCTCCACCAAAAAGTCGTTGGTTACCAGGTCATGGATAAAATAGCGATACTCAGCTGTAAGTGAGCTCGGTTGTGTGGAAATCGCCATTATCGTACCTTTGTCTTTTTAAACCTAGTAAATAGTTTACCAGTTAGCCGATCCACCCAGATCTCCAGTAGACACGGCAAACAGCAGTGCTAGTTGGATTTGCAGAATCATAGAACTGGATCTCGTTGTCGCCAGGCTCTAAGTATATCCAGTCAAGCAGGGTTTCGGCCTTAGGTCGTCCGTTGGTTATCGCACCAGCGGAGCTGATTAAGAGAACTTCTCGGTTGTACGTGTCAATCTCTAGGGTCTGAGATGATTCTAGAGTGCCGATAATCTCTATAGTTGAGTCATTGGTCTCGTTGTAGATGATTGCTGGGTCATCAGCATCTACGGAAGTAAGCCCGTTGCGGATCTCGAAAACTACTGGGACCGCGATGTTGCCCGAGTTTGTAATAGTAGTTGTATTGCTAGCGTGAGACGAGATGTCCACGTAGTCATAGCCATCTTCGTTACCGTCAATCCACTCGTACTTAAGTGGATCAGCTGCCTTTAGGCCGATAGAGAAGTCAAGTCGTCCCCTAGGGTTTTTGCTAGAGATGTTGACTTTACCACTAAGTCTTACATAGGCAGCTTTAGTTGGTGACTCATCGACTGTCAGCCACCCGCCAGTGTGCACTAGCGTGGTTGCGCGGATTAGTCGATCGCGAGCTTTAACAGAGTCTTCTGGTGACTGAACAAGGATTGAGCCAGACAGGCTTATAACCCTAGAGTTGTAACGACCTTTGGCGTCGTAGGATCCGTCACCCCAGCCTCTTTGTAGGTCAGGGATTTCTGGATCAGGGGTCTCCCACCAGCCTTCGATGTCAGTTACAACCCAAATTACAGGAGCTGCGTACCCGTTCTCATTAGTAGGGTCCTCAATAGAGTTCATAACTAACCCATTGAGAGTGACATCCTCGCGAAGCTTAAGTCCAGTCAGGTATGGAGTCGGCAGATTCGAGAGCGCCTTATTTACTAGTTTATTCTCTAGTGCTTGGTCTGCTGCTATAGGCGTTGATTCATAATATTCTGGCATTAATATCCGCCTCGTCTAAGTTTGAAAGCTAGCTCTCGAGAAACAAGCTGAGCAAGTTCCTTTTCGTTCATGCCAGCAGAAGGGTATACGTTAACTGTAACACCAGAACCTACGCCACCGCTGAGTTCTTGGATTAAGGCACGGTCACGCTTTGATAGGCCATCTGGGTCTAGAGGCTCGATGCGCTCTGGGCGACCAGCTTCTGCGACATTAACGATAGAGCCACCAGCACTAGGGAATACGGTACCACCCTTAGCAAGTCTAGGTAGAGAGATTTCTCCAACTCGGGTGATATTGAACCCGATCTCTTTCTTTCCGCCAAATAGGCCCTGCATGATCTCTGGAATCTTCAACTTAATTGTGTTGATTCTATCAATAATGAAGTTAAGTCCTCGGATGAAGAAGTTAACGAAGCCCTCGGCAAATCCAATATAGGTGTTGATGACGCTCTTGAGGAAGTCTTTAACGTTGTTAAATACAGTCTTAAAGAATCCAAAAATCTTATCTAGAGGCGGCTTAATCCAGTCTACGAACTTTTGGAATCCAGTCTGGATACCAGTCCAGATAGTGGCAACAAAATCGCCAATACCCTTGAAGATTGGAGTGAAGAATGCCTTAACACCTTCAACAATAGGCTTAAGTAGGTTCCACATTATTGTGAAACCAGCCTTTATGCCATCCCAGGCGGCTTGAACTACTGTACCTATTCCAACAAAGATTATAAGGAATACAGCTGCTATCACATCTAGTATGCCTCGGATGATGTCCCATCCTGTTTGGAATGCAGTAGTAAAGAAGTCAATGGCAGGCTGGAAGAACGCGATGAGTCCGTTCCAAGTATCTTGGAAGAACTGACCAAACCCAGTTAGGGCCGCAGAGATGCCCTCGACTAGGCCATTCCAACCATCTGTAATTCCAGTCCAAATAGTTCCAAGGAAGTCCAGGAAGCCCTGGAAGAGAGCCTTACCAACTTCGGTTTGAGTAAAGAACCATGTTAGCGCTGTGATAGCAACACCAATGGCAATACCCCATGGGCCAGTTAGGAACATACCAACTCGACCGAGGGTTCCCATGATTGTTCCTAGGACGCCACCAAACTGAGCACCACCAACAATCAATCTAACGAAGAATGCTTGAATGCCACCGATAGCTCCAATAACCTTACTGATAGCATCGCTTAGGAAAATAAAGTTACCAACTACAGCGTTAAATAGGAACTTGACTGGTCCGAATGCAGCACCGAGAGCCAATCCAAAAGCCAATACTCGTCCGCTAATATTTAGAATTGATTGACCAAGCTCGCTCTTAAAGAAGTCAGTTGCAATTTTAGCTAGGTCAGTAAGTGTTTCGAAGAAAACTTCCATCGCGCCAGTGTCAGACAGGGCATTAGCCATATCGATGAGAGTGACCACTAACTCGCCGAAAGATGGTGCAGCTTCTAGACCCTTACGAAGTAGCTCACCGAACTGAGGAGCAGCGTCCTTGATGATATTGAAGGTCTCAGCGATTTTAGGGTTATCAGCAAGCTTAAATATTTCACCGATGTAGGCACCGATGGTGTCCATAATGACAGTAGCGTTCTTAGCCGCGCCTTCGAAGAAGTCTTGTAGGTCCTGCTTAGCCTGAGGGCTCTCTTTACCTAGGTTCTGGAACTTTTCGGTAACCTTGTCTAGCCAGTCTAGGATTACCCAACCGCCACCTTGACCATTCTCACCGAAGTTTAGGTCAATAAGATTGCCTAGGCCCCCAAGAATATTACCTACGATGCCAGATACGCGCTTTAGTACGCCGTACCCTCTTTCGAACATAGCGGTAAGCTCACCGCTCTTGTTCATTTCGTCAATCTTTTTGCGCCATCCTTCGGTAGCAACAATAAGATCTTTAGTGAAGAGCTCTACCACAGGGTTAAGTGCCTCTGCAATGTCTAGAGCGATCTCGTAGACGTTGCCAAAAATAGTTCCCCAGTTTTCAATGCTAGGGACCATGCCCTCTAGGATTCTACCTAGCTGGTCAACATTCTCTTGCTTGACAACTGCGTCAGTGAACTTCTCTGCTGCAGTTGCAAGTGCACCAGCAACTAACGGAAGCTTCTGCTCCAACATAGGAAACAGCGTGTCAACAATTCTACCAATTTGAGTTTCAAGCGGGCCTAGGAATGCAGAGGCAACCTTTTCACGCAGGTTCTCTATCTCAGGTTGGATGCTAACAAGAAACTGAGCAAACTTTTTCTGGGACTCAGTAAGTCCAGCATATGGGTCCGCGCCTCCAGCTGACCCAGGGACAACGCCCTTTTCAACCTGATCCTGAAGATCAATAGCGCGGTCTTTTGCACGAGCATATGCTTGTTCAGCTTCAGCCAATGCGAGCTGAGCTTCCCTACGTGCTCTAGAGTTAGGTGGAAGGTCCTGCACACGCTGGACAGCTTCTCGTGCCTTTTCCAGATTGAGCGCAGCACGTTCCTGGGAAAGAGCCGCTTCTTTAGCATCATGCTTTAGCTCATTTAGCTGCTTGCGAATTTCCGCAAGTGACATACCAAAAGAACCAGCAGAGCCAGTAGCTTGAGCTACGGCTTGACTGACACCCTTAAGTGCAAACGTAGCTACAAAGGCAGCTACTTTTAATTGAACAAAGCTACCCGCCACTACCCCCAGACCTTGGACAGCAGCACCACCTACAGCAATTAAGGATACGAATCCAGAACCAAGCGCCGCTATCGCGCCGCCTGCTAGGCCCATTACTGTCTGAAGTAGATACCCAGTTTTTACTAACTTTCTGAAGGCGAGTCTAGCACCTTCAGCATTAGGAGCCATTGTTCGCAGACCGTCAGCAATTTTCCCGAAGATATTGCCAGCGCCACTATTTCTAAAGCCGTCACCAAAAGATTTACCTACAGCCTGTCCAGCTCTAGATGCAACATTTCGATCAATGCCGTTGAAACCCTTACGGATATCATCTGCAACTTTAGAAGTAATGGCCCTAACAATAATGTGGGCTTCGCCGACTACTGCCAACTATCTCACCTAGCCTATTGGAGCATCAAGTACGCCACCAAAAGGCATAGATGATTCTGGGTTGAAATCGGTAGGGGGAACGTACGGCTTAGTGTCCATCGGTATAGGTAGGTCACCAAGGTCAGGAGACTCGTTTTTAGAGATGTACTTTCTACCAGAAGACGATGCAGCGTTGGACCCATATCTATATATGGTCCCGTACATGTTTCCGTAAATCATCGATCTCAACTTATCTACTGCGTCCGCCTCTTCCCCAGACGAATACCTTGCATCTTCTTCAAACAAGAAATGGATAACATCGGTCATCTCTGATGCCTCCATTTCTGCCAACCTTATTCCTAAGGTTAGGGCTTTTCCGTTAACGTATGGCCAGAGGTCTACGGCCCATTGAATTAGGCCTCTGGCTGCTGATTTGGGCGGTCTGCGTACTGTTCGATTAACCAGCTGGTGATCTCAGCTAGAGTCTCGGTTGTGACAATGCGGTGCTTGTCAGTAACTAGAGCGTTGAATCGCTCTAGGCTCTCGTCTTCAAGGACCTGAGCAAAAAAGTCAGTCACGATTGAGGCCTGCTCTGCTGCGTCATCTGAAGATGATTTTGCAATCATGTCCAGAAGAACCTTGCCCTGCATAGCCTTGATGCAGTGGAACTCTTCATCGTGGATTTTAAATGATACAGGCTCTAGCTCGTCTAAGTTAGTAGAACCGAAATCGCGGAATTTTGACATGATACGTCTTTCTGTTATAGATATACGGACACGTTGCTAAATTTCAGCAACACATATATTTTACCGCGTAACGTGGATCCTTAGTTGGTCAGACAGGTATCTATTAGGGTTTGTGCCAGGGTGACGAACAACACTAGTTCGGATGACCCTAGAGCCTCTAGAAAAGACAAGTGCTCCGCCTGGCTCTTTAGGCAAGATTATGTGAGGTCGCGTGCCTTCATGGTGCATGTAGGCATAGGGCTTATTCGATCCAATCCATAGGTATTGGCCGTAGGCATTGCCAAGATGACGCTTGTGGATAGACCGTTTCAAGTTACCAGTCTTCACTCCAACTTGACGCTTAGCCCCTCTAACAATTCGATCACCGAGCTTATCCATGTGCCGCCACACGATACCGCCATTGAGGTTCAACTCTACGTTAAGCACTGGTCTGTAGAGGATTACGTCTTTTAAGGTCAGCTGCATGACAACAGGTGCCTTATTCATTGTCCCAGAGTTACGGACATCCTTACTCAGTCCGCGGACGTACTTACCGCCATAGTAGAGTAAGGGGCTGTCAGGTATAAAACCGCGAGCTGGCATTTTACGGTACCGCTAGGGTGACAATCATATTAGTCATCTGGAACCCGCCCTCTGGAGGAGTCACATCTAAGGTGGCGATGACGCCTACACCATAGCCAGTGGTGTCCCACTGGTCTAGCTGATTAACAGATTCCATCAAGACCCATGCGTCGATTGCCATTATCTCGGCAGATGCTTGGATCTTGTCAGGAGCTGGAGGTCTACCATTTTGACCAACGATAGGGGTAGCCCTAGCTAGCGAAATAGTTAGGGTGGCACTCCTAGGGACGTGGCAACGCTGCGGTTCCCCGACCTGCGCTCCTGGAGGGCCTAAGTATAGCTGCTGGAAATAGACAACTAGCTGCTCACAGTCAACGGCTGGCATCCCCATCGTCCAGTATTGACGCTGAGGTAGCTCTACGTTATATGACTGAAATACAGATTGAACTCTTTCGAGTACGCCCTGCATCATGTCCCTGAGGTTTACCGCATCCTCGGAGACGCCAGATAGATCTAGTTCTTGGCTTACCATTATTACTCCTGTACTGGAGCCTCTACTGCAACAGTCTCTTCAACTACTACATCTTCAACTACTGCTACTGGCTCGACTACTGGCTCTGGCTTTGGAGCTGGAGCAGCAACCTTAGGTGCAGGAGCAGCCTTCTTTGTGGCTGGCTTCGCAATACCCATCATGTCCTGGGCACGGAAGTTAGTCTGGATTGACATATTTCCTTCTTTCTTAGTACATCTTGATCTGGAGGTTTCCAGATGCAAGTTCGACCAGGCTCTCTACATCATCTTCAGTTGAAGATGCGTAAAGTGTCCAGGTTCCTGGGTCCACCATACCTAGCGCAGCTTTAGCTTTTGCGTAGGAAATAGTGAAATCTAAAGTCTCTTCCTCGTAATCGAGAGTTATGGCAGAACTATCTAAGTTGACAGAGATGGCCTCGCTATAGTTTCTCAGGGTGACCTTAGGGGTCCAGTCAGAGTTCTGAGGGAAGAAATTACTTAAGTCAGTACCACTATCAGTAGATGTCCAGCTGATTGATCCAATAGGACCAGACATAGCTAAATCGAAATCTGCATCAGCAGTAAGTCTTAGCGGCTTAGCCACATACTTACGAGCACGAGGCTGATCTACAGAGAAGACCTTTGACTTGCGGCGGGCGTTGTCTGGGTTGACGACCTTAAGGAACAGGTCGATTTCATAGAGTCCTGTGCGAAGCTCTTCAATGAACTCTTGGTTATCCAAGATAGTGTATGAAACACCCTGTCGTGAAACCGAAGTTACACGCTGAGGGAGTTCGCAGTTTTCGTCTCCTGACCAGAGACGAGCAAACTCAATAGCCAGCTTACGGGCAGCCATTTTGCCAGCAACTGGAACGGGCACCCCGTATGCGTAAGTTATTTCAGTGTTACAAGGTGTCCAAGGTGTTCCAGCTTTAACGTGGATAGTTGAGTGGTCAACTAAGTAGTAGCTAGATGGATCTAAAATGTCACCATTTCTATTTCTCATGGAAATGATTCTGGTCACTGGACGTCCGCGAAGGCGGATGCGAGAATCAGGAGACATGCCGTCCGATGTTAACTCGGAGTATTCGTCATAGTCGCCAGAAGGAATGTTGTAAACATCTCCGCCAAATAGAACTGGAGAGTTGGTCTTAATAGATGGACCCATGCGGTTGTTGCGCAAGGTACATGTGTAACGCTCGGTTACAATAGTTTCGCCAGTATACTTACGGCCTGACATTGCCCAGAGTAGGTTTGACGCAACCTGAGCTGCCTCTTCAGTAAACTCGGTGTACGCATAGTCTCCCATATCTTCTGGGAGAATCCAAAGGTTGCTTGTCATGTTATATACCTCTTAGATAATTTTAACGGGTGGCAGCCCTAGTTAGTTTCTAGAGCCACCACCCGTTAATTTCTAGTGATTAGCTAGGGTTTTCGTTCGATGCGATGATTCTGTCTACAGCTGAGTCAGCGTTGTAGTTTACGTTACCTGGAACGTTGTAGGTGTCGCCACCTGCTCCTAGGCTAGTAACAGGGACTGGAGCTGGGTGGCCCTCAGTAGCTGAGTTAGTTGCAATAACACGAGCACCACGACTTACAGTGCTAGGTGAACCAGAAGATGCGATGTCAGCTGTGATAGCACTTGACTCGAAGCTAATGGTGTTACCTGATACTGCAGTCACTGTCTGGTCGCCATTAAGAACTGATGTAACATTCTGAACGGTGATTACGTCGCCAACTGCAAGAGCAGGCGCTGCACTGAATGTCAAGGTACCTAGAGTGTCAGCAAGTGTTGCATAGTAGCTGTTCACGGTGATGGTAGTAGGCTCAGTGGCAGTAGGTGAAGTGAAGATAACCTGGTTGGTAGAGTTATCGGTCCAAGTGTAGAAGCCATTTAGACCAGTAGGGGCCCAGTCAGCACGTGCATAAGCGTATGGACGCTCAGCTGCGATTGGGAACTCCCAGCGGCCGTCAAGACCTGACTTGAAGTTAGCGTTTCCAAGACCGTAGCCTTCGAAGGTGTTAGCCATTAGACCGTTTTCAATAACGCGGTCACCTGACTGACGCATCTTCACGTATGGGAATACCCAGTGGAAGAATGGCAGAACTCCAGCCTTCTTGCCGTCCTTAACAGCGTGTGACCAAACCTCGATGGCAACACCGTTACCAGCAGGGTCATCGCCGACGCCAGGAGCAGCCCAACCGATTGACTTGTGGTTAGGGTCAGATACAGTTCCTAGGTTCTTGCGAAGCAATAGACCACCAGAGATCAAAGCTGAAAGCTCTGGGTCTGGCTCACAGATTGCAAGTTCCATGGTGATACGCTTTAGAGTGTCTGGAGCCTTGTATGTTACGCATACAACGCCGTTTGCACCCTTCTCGGTGATCTCGTCGCCCTCTTCGTACTCAGGGGTGAACGAAACACGCATGAAAGCCGAGGTGGTGTATGAATCACCAGCCGCGGTTAGTAGGTTACCAGCAGCGTCTAGGCGGGTGACGCGGATTGACACACCCTGGATGCTAGCTGCATATTCTTGAGTAGCCATATAGCTATTCTCCTTGTTTTATTACGCTGTAAGATCTACTCGAACAGCTAGGTGGATTGATGTATCAAAGTAAGCCGCAGCTGGGCGGATTGCCTTGAGACGCATGTCATTCGCATTACCCGACACATCGTAAGCCTGGCTTAGATTGTCGTTCACGACATCGACATCACCAAGGTATACCTTGACAGTGCCAGTGGCGTAAATCCATTTGTTAGTGGCAGACGCTTCTGCATTGTCGTCGCCATCAGGTCCGTTGCCAGAGTAGCCGTTTCCAACAACAACTGGAGTCCCGCCCATGGTTTGTAGGTGGTCAACATCTTTGTTGTGGAAAAGCATTTGACTGTTGCTAGAAAGCAGTGCAGCTACGTCGCGAGTCATGTGGATCAGCCCCTGCTCGCCAAACTGAGAAGCTTCTGCAATACCCTGCTCCAAGATTGCAAGTGCACGCTTAGGCGAGTAGGCAGTTCCTCCACCTAGAATGGTTGCAGCGTCTGAAGATAGGGCGACGTTGTCGTGGGTCTCAGCTTTACGAATTACGCCGTCCCAAAGCTCTTGCTCGATAGCTTTTTGAGAGCCACCTTCAATTTGTCTAGAAAGTCTAGCTACACGGTCAATCGCAGTGAAGCCTAGTGTAGAGATGTCTTCGGTAGCCTCGATGAAGAATGGCTTTACACGGTTGTGGCGCTTTGGAGCAGTCCTCTCTCCAACACCATCTACGCTAGTATCGGTGTCGTCCCAAATTACTAGGTTACTTACCTCTGTTTCCCATTCCTGGGAGAATCCTCTGATCCAGCGATCTTCGTCGGCTGAATTCTCAGGCTTGACTACTGCAAGTAGACCAAAAGCGGAGGGCACGATCTGTGGTGCCTCTACAACGCCATTCTTTGGAAAAGCCATCTTCTAATTCCTTTAGTTAAAGTCTAAATTTTTTCGTATAGGGGGAGGCCATTTCTGACCTCCCCCCCACGAGTTTGTATCGGCTTAGAGCTCGATAGCAGCTGCAGAAGCGCCACCAGTGGTGTCGCGTAGAGCAGCAGCCACACCGTTAACGTTAACGGTCTGGGTGATAGCTAGTGACTCGATGCCAACCTTTGCGATACCTTCGAAGGTCTCAATGAACATCTTGTAGTCGTTGGTGCCAACTAGAGATGAGTCACGGATGATACCTAGGTCTAGAGTACCACCGTCAAGGAACAAGAAAGTGCCCTCTGAGAATAGGTACCAAACGAAGCTGTCCTTCCACTCGGTTAGAGCAGCAGAACCGCTCTGAGCACCGTAGTAGTTTAGGTCAGGAGAAGCAACTAGGTTAACATTGCTGTTAGCTAGGTAGCCCTCGATCTCAGCCTTGCTAACACCAATGGTGTTGTCGCCAGGCATTGCGATTGCTAGGTCAGAAGCCATTGCATCGAAGATCCAGTCAGGAACGATTGCAGTCAACTTGGTAGTTGGAGCAATGCGGTGACGTGAACGGTAAGCAACAGCTGCCTTGCGTACAGATACCAAGAAGTCGCGACCAAAACCGATTAGGGTTCCAGAAGTAACTGCAGTTGAAGCTGCGCTAATCTTTGAAAGAAGGTTAACTTCTGCCTCACGAGCGTGCTGTACAAGAGCAAGTTCGTTGTGGCGAGCGATTAGCTCTGGGTAAGCGCGAGTCATCAAGTTACCGAACTGTAGCTGTAGGGTTACAGCGTCAGTTACAGCAACTTCTTCAGCAGCAGCGGCAACAGTTAGAGAGGTCTTAGCCGATGGGCTAGGAGTTTCAGCTGAGTCGTTTGCAGCAGTCCATACACCAACAGCATCTGCATAAGTGTCAGCAGCGAATGATGGAGCAGTTACGAAGCGGATACCGCCACGGTCTGCCTGGAACTTAGGAAGTGCGTCGCGAACTGGACGGTTGGTGGTTGAGCCGATACCGAAGATATCGTACTTAACCTCAGCTGGAGCTGCGTGACCACCAGAAGCAACAAGTGCAGTAGTTGCACTGATCTTCGCGGTGTTAGCCTCAGCGTCGGTGCCTAGGAAGCGGTCCTCAGGGTATGAGGTAGAGAATGAAGCAACAATGTGCTGTTCTCCGTCGCCACCGTTAACACGGCGTAGTGAGTGAAGGCGCTTCTCCATAAGAGATGCAACTTCGTTTAGGTCGTTTACGGTGCTTCCCGCGCTGTAACCAGGGATGTCTGCACCAGCGGTGATTGCCACTGGGTTAACGATTTCCTGAACTACAGGCTGACGGTCAGCTGGTGCCTCGAAAGGCTGTTCTGCTGCAGCGGTCACTGCCTGCTCCTGATTCTGCTCTTCTACAAGAGCGGTTGGTGTTTCAATGTTTTCTTCTGAAGATAGCTCAGCAGCAGTCTCAACTTCAGCAACTGCTTCTGCAGTCTCTTCGGTTGAAAGCTCTGTAGCTTCCTCGGTGGTGGTTGATAGTTCGGAACCGTCTACCTGAGCGGTTGATGCTTCTACAACTTCTTCAGTTGCTACAGCGTCCACTGAGATTTCCTCAGCAGATGCTTCTGCGCCTTCTGCGACCTCAACAGCAGTTTCTTCAACTGGTGCTTCAGCCTCGACTGGAGCCTCGGCTACAGTCTCTTCTGCAGAAAACTCTGCTTCTGAAGTTGCGACTTCCTCGATAGCTGCTTCGGTTGTTACAGCCTCGGGAATTGACTCTTCTGAAGCAGACGCTGCGATAGTTTCATCTACAGACATTTCTTTCTCCTTTTTCTTGTCTTCATCCTCGGCCTCGTCCTCGGCATCCTCTGGAGCTTCTTCAGCTGGAGTCTCTTCTTCTACAGGAGCTTCCTCTGCAACTGGAGCCTCCTCTACAGGAGCCTCCTCAGTTACTGGAGCTTCTTCTGAAGAGATTTCCTCTGCTGGAGTTTCTTCCACAGTCTCGTCTTCGGTCATAGCCATTTCTTCTCCCTCATCCATAGAGCCGCCCTTAACGCGAGCAGTAGCTTCTGCTGCCTTAGCTGCAAGTTCTGCAACTAGAGCTTCGCGGCGAGATAATTCGCCACGAACGGTGTCAAGTGAGTCTGCTAGAGATGTCATAGCATCAACTGTCTCAGGAGTCGGGTCTTCACCCTCAACCATTTCGAACTGGCTGATGATATCTGCCTGTAGTTCAGCGAGCTGTTCGTCGCCTAGCTCAGAGATTGCATCTAGCTGAGTTTTAATCTGGTCGTACACTGTACCTCCTAGGCCAGTTAGTATCGGACGCGATTTACGTCCTAGTTTCAGTCAAGGCCGAGGGACTCACGCAAACTTGCGTAAGGCGCTCTACCTACGGATAATTTTACCTTATTTTTTAGGTAAGGAGTCGGAGCAGGGTGCTCATCTCAGATTGAATCTCAGCCTGAGAATAAACGTCAGCTCCAGACATAAAAGACTTTAGACTCGCGGTTGCAATGTCTGCGTCCTTTTTACCGATCTTCGCTTCTACTCTGGTAATCATGGAATCAATAAGATCCTTGAGACCAGATGGAAGATCGCTAAATCTAACCTTTTGGGCGTCTTGCCCGAACGGGAGAGGAAGATTTGAAATAACCTTGCCAAGCTCGGCTGCGGTTGCTTTAACGTTCTCTAGAGCCTTAGGGTTTAGGGCCTTCGAATCAATTCTGTCAATCATCCCGAGTAGCTCGCTGCTAGCTTTAGCTGACTCTAGGTAGTTACCAGCAAAGTCAAGGTCTTCAGCATTTTGAACCTTGCTTAGCGCATCTTGTAGACCAGCTACACCTAGGTCCTGCTTTAGGCGGGCTAGTACAGTACGGTATTTACCTTTTGCATCGCGAGGCTGGTTAACACCAGAAACATACTTGCTTTTGCCCTCTTCGTCGTAGACCTCTTTAGCAGTGGTCTTACCTGTACGAATATCTTCAGCTAATTTGATCTCTTCTTCAGTCTGCTTGTCAGCTTCTGCTTTAGTTTCTTCAAGCTCTTTTAGATCCGAGTCAGAGATCTTCTCTACTTTTGGGGCGGCAGCCACCACCGCCTCACCAGAAGCAATAATGGCGGCTCTCATAGAAGCAACCTTGTCGGCAGCCTCCATTGAAGCAGCAGTTTTCCATTCGTCAGGAACTAGGTCAGATGCCCCAAGTCTTCTAGCACGCTTAATGATGTGCTTCCTAACTGCGGCGCGGTCTTCCTTAGCTGCTCTACCGTATGCCTGAACAGCATTCTTCAAGTCCTCGACGTTGCGAATAGGGAAAGCTCCATTAGGCATAGCAGCGCCTTCGTAAGCCAACTTCTTTCGCTCTTCATCCGAGAACTTAGCCATTTCAGTAACTGCGGAAGCAATAAGTGCACGCTCTTTTAGAGATTCAACTGTGGAGCTGAGTGTGTCTAAATTCTTTTTGTTTAGAGCGGTTTTAGCAGCACGTGCTTTAGCCTTTAGGTTTGGAGCAGATGATGCTAGCTCGCCTAGGGTGTATGCACGAGTTGCCAGTGTTTGAACTGCCTCGCTCTTGATTACAGCCATATAGTGCGCACCAGCAGCAACAAGGGCTAGAACCTTACCTGAAGCAACCATTGCACGTGCGATAGGGAATCCTGGAACGTTAACCTGACAAACTGCAACAAGCTCGAGCTGTCCGTTGATTGGACGCCAGTCACCTGAAGGAGCAGATGCACGTAATGCACGAATCTGAGCTTCGGTCGCCTCTGGGCGCAGTGAGCCTGCTACCCAGATACCGTAGTCATCTTCGCCAGCATGAACATCTGCGATTGCAGATGCAGTGTCGTCGTAGTGCTTAGCTGCTTGAGCTGCACTAGCGTGAAGATTTGCGTGACCACCAGCTAGAGTTAGCTGACCAACTGGCATGTCCTTACCAGCATCAGTGCGAACAACACCAGTGTGGAAGTATGCGTAGTTGCTTCTAGAGCGCGGTGGGCGAGTTGATCGAGGCATACCGATGTGGTTCACGTGCCATGCAGCAATGTGGCCATACACGCGCCCGTCTGAGTCGACAGTAAGCGGGGTTGCCTTGGTTAGGGCTGGTTTCTCGAACCAGCTGTGTGGTGGCGTAACTGGAATCTCTGATTCTAGAAAGCCAGAAGCTACAATAGCTTCAACATCCGTGAAGTCTTCAATAGACTCTTCGTAGATGCCATCTTCCGGGGTCATGTTATCCTCCTGATCCCCTTCGTCTAACAATAAAATGCTACACTCTTGGAATGCAGGCTTAGCTACAATTGTAGCAGCCATTATACGAGCCTTGTTTATAGTAAGTTTCTCCTTACCAATTTTCTCGTCACCATCTTCAGATAGATCCTGAGCCTCAGGTTTAGTTTCTTTTGCCTCAAACTGGTCAAGGTCCACAGAAACGCCACGTAGGAATCCATAGCGAACTAAGCGTTCTGCCTCGCGGCCGTAAGGACCCGAGTCAAATACACCATAAGCATTGCCCATGCCGCCTTCTATACGCTCGATCGAGTCAATTCGACCGACAACAACTGATCCGTCGTGGCCAGCTCCCGTCTTGATCTGCCATAGAAGCGGAACAGGAAGCTCTCGTACCGAGATTGCACCCTCTTCGAACTTACGTCCATCACCAGATTCTATGCCTTCAGGTACAAGCATAGGTATGGAGAATCTTGCACCAGTATCTGCCTTAGCAGAAGCTATCAGGCCAATCTTCTCTCTGGCATCTGCCGCTATAGCTGACAGTCTAGATTTCTCTACGACTGAAGCGTTGAAATCTGCTTCAGAAGCGAAAAGAGTATTAAAAGATCTAGCACCTTTTTGGCTACCAGGGTTCTGGCGACTTCCAGTATAGATACCGGTAGCTTCCTTGTGACGAAGCTGGCAGTAACCCTTTGCACGTGGTCCCATGTACTTTGAAAGGTTACGAACGCAACGAGTCCAGTCGCCAGGAGTTCCCCAGCGGATCTTTGCTGCACCTGCACCACGAGTCCAGTATTGGCGTAATTCTTCTGCGTTACCACGGTTTCGGTCTAGGCCACCAGCTGCTAGTAGAGGTTCTACAACCCTCTCCCAGAAAATAGCGAAGTCGTAGCCTGAAGCTTTTAGAGGCGAGTTTTGGTCAACCTGAGTAAGAACGTCATTTAAGATCTCCTTACCCTTCAGCTGAATAACCGGAGGAGGGGTAGGAGACTTAAGGTCCATAAGAATCTGGTCGTTTTTAACCCATTTAGTTTCCTGGCGAGCGTACACTGCTGGCTGGTTAGAAGTCTTAGATGCCGGAACAATTGCCACAACATCCATAACAGCTGTTTTATCATCAGGAGATACGATAGCTAGATACTTAGCTGGGACGTCAGTAGTGTCCGGTGTCAGCTCTTCGTCTGCCGCAGCAGTTACCGGTGCAACCGCTCCGCGGTGTTCCTGAACGTAGGCAGGGAATCCCTCTAGCAAAGATGCCAGCTCTTCATCTGTCATAAGCGGCAGAGAGTCTG